CAACAGAAGAGTGGGTTGTAGGTGCTGGTGTTACTAGAACATTTACAGACAGTTAAGACTTGTAATATATTTTAGTTAGTATATATTACATTTAATTATAAAGGATAAAGCTATGAAAAAAGACGTTAAAGAAGTTATACAAGGTGAAGAACCACATTTAAATAATTTGTTATCAACAGAAGATCTATCATCGTTTAAAGGTATGGTAGACGAGCTTCGTGATACATGGACCAAGAAACAAATGTTTCGAACAGAAACAGAAGCACGGTTTTCTGTATTACAGGACAATAGATATCCAACTAAAGCATCAAAGTATTGGCAATGTGTTAGAGAACAATCTAGTTATTTAGATAATCTTATGACACTATCATTTGACTATAGAAGAAACGAAGCAAAGATAACTTGGTTAGAAAAAAAAATAGATAAAGAAGAAGATGAATATAAAAAAACTAAATATGAAATAGATTTAGACGAAGCTAGATTTGCAAAAGCTTCTATGGAAAAAATTGCAAAACATAGAATGCGTGAAATTAAGATGTGGTCTAAATTAAAAAAAGAATTTAACGATGGATCTTTTAATGATAAAGATGTTAATGTTCACCAGTTAGAATCATATGGTTTACAATATCATGAAAAAGCTAAATCATTAAATTCAAACTCATCAGAAGCAGAAGTATTTAATGTAATGGGACAATTACAATCATTACAAAGAATTAAAAAATCTGGTGAATTAGAAAGTAGTTATCAAGAGAAAGAACAGATTGAACAACATGGAAAACCTAAAGTTTGATTTTGTATTCTTAGGTCAATCTATTTTAAAATATCAAGTACCTTTAGATATCTTTAATAGTATTAACTATATATACGAAACGAACTATCACAATCTTGCACCTGCAAATGGTCAACTAGTTGGTAAAATAGAAAAAGAACATTCTTTATTTTATGATGGCAAAGATCAATCTAAGATGAAAAACCATAATATGTTACCAAGAGATGTAACAAATTATTTTATAGAAATGTTTAGACACTATTTAGCATTTAATAAAATAAGAGATTATGAGACACATCTAAATTCTATTTGGGTTAATGAGATGAAACAACACGAATATAATCCAGCACATATTCATAGAGGTATGTTATTTACTGGTTTATCTAGTGTAATGATTTTAAAATTACCATCAACATATGGTAGAGAATATTCAGCAGGACACATACAACAGAATGGCAGACTACAGATATTAGGCGCAGCTAATGGCCAGTTTGCAAAGATAGATTATCAACCACCAATGAATCTTAGAGACTTTTATATTTTTCCATATGACATGAGACACTGTGTATATCCATTTAATGGAACAACAGAGACTAGACGAACTCTTGCTGCAAACTGCGATGTACAGTTTGATCCAGTAAAAAATAGAGGAGCCATCTAATGGACAAACAATATCAAATAGATAACCACATAGGTATATTTAAAAATTTTATGTCAAATCAATTAATAGATGATTATTTAAATTATTTTAATAAGTGCGAACAACAAGGCGCTGTCTATGAAAGAAAAATTGATGAAACATTAGTATCTGATAGTGCAATAAGCACAATAAAAAATATTAATGCTTACATGACATATAATAACAAACCTTTTATAGAAATGTTTTTTGAGGAAGTATATCCATTATATGTTAAAAAATATTCTTATTTAAAACATTTAGATCGACATACTATACTAGAAGTTAAAATACAAAAAACTAAAGTAGGAGAAGGTTATCATTTTTGGCACTGTGAAAGTGCAGCAATGAAAGCAAGAAATAGAATATTAGCTTTTATGGTTTATCTTAATGATGTAACTGAGGGTGGAGAAACAGAATTTTTATATCAAAAGTGTAGATTTAAACCAGAAAAAAATACATTACTAGTTTGGCCTGCACAGTTTACACATGTTCATAGAGGCAACCCTCCTTTATCAAATGATAAATATATAATAACGGGATGGGTAGAATACGGATATTAATATGCTAATAACAGAACCACGATGGAAATCTTATATAGTTGAAACTACACAACCAATTTTTACACCTGAACAATGTCAAGATATAATTAATGCAGGAAGAAGCGAGCCTAGAAATGATGCAGGAGTTGGAAGTAACACAGGTATTAAAGGTGGTGTGGTAGACACTGAAACTAGAACTTCACACATTAGCTGGATATCTTTTAAAAAAATGCAACCCATGTATAAAAAAATAGAAAAGGTTATGAAAGCAACTAATGGTAATCATTTTGGTTTTGATGGAATGCAAATTACAGAAATGGCACAATACACAGAATATCCAGAAGGTGGGTTCTATGAGTGGCATGTAGATAATGATGTAAATTGTCAACACGAACCACCTGTTAGAAAAATATCCATGACTTGTTTACTATCACCTGAGAATGAATTTGAGGGTGGAGATTTAGAACTTCAAGCTGAAGGTAAAGTTGCAAAACTTAAACAAGGTCATGCAATATTTTTTGCATCTTTTATAAGACACAGAGTTAAACCAGTTATTAGAGGAAATAGAAAATCACTTGTTATGTGGTTTGGAGGAACACCATTTAAATGATTAAAGCTGCATACTTTCCAACAATTATATACGCTAAAGATGTAAATTTAGATAATAGACTTTTTGAAAGAGAACTTCTTGCTTGGGCTGATAAAGATAAAGGTCTACAAAGAACTAATATGAAAGGCTGGCATAGTCAAACTAACATGCACGAGATACCAGTATTTAAACCTTTAGTAGATGAATTATTTAAAATGACGAATGAAATATTTCAAGAAGAGTGGTTAGATAGAGAACCAATGATGGGAAATATGTGGGCTAATATAAATCCACCTGGTGCATTGAACAGACCACATTTACATCCTAATAGTCATTTTAGTGGTGTCTATTATATTAAAGCACCTAAAAATTCTGGACAAATAGTATTTAATGAACCTAGATCTGGAGCACATATGGTGATGCCTGCAAGAAAAGAAGGTGAACCACCATCACATTTATGGAGAGAAGTTCGTGTAAATCCTCTTGAAGGTAGAATAGTAATGTTTCCCTCATGGTTATGGCATTGTGTTGAACCTAACGAAAGTAATGATATAAGAATATCTGTGTCATTTAATTTTATACAGAAAGGATTTAATGTTTAAATACCAAGTCATAAAAAAAGCTTTATCTTATGAGCTAGCTAATTTTATATTTAATTATTTTTTACTTAAAAGAGATGCTGTAGAGTTTATGTATACACGTAATATACACTCACAATCCCCGATACTTGGAACATGGACCGATCAACAAGTACCTAATACATACTCTTGTTATGGTGATTTTGTAATGGAAACTTTATTAGTTAAAATGTTACCTGTAATGAAAAAAGAAACAGGGTTAGATTTAATACCTACCTACTCTTATTCTAGAGCTTATAAAAGAGGAGATAAATTAAAAAGACACAGTGATAGACCTAGTTGTGAAATATCAACTACGTTAAATTTGGGTGGTGACCCTTGGCCTATATTTATTGATGGTACAGGCACTAAGTCAGTCATAGATGAATATAAAGAAATACATAAACCCAATGCTCCAGAAGGCACAAAAGTCGTGCTTGATGTAGGGGATATGTTAGTATATAGTGGTTGCAAACTCGAACATTGGCGAGAGCCTTTTGACGGAAACATTTGTGGTCAAGTATTTTTACATTATAACCATGTAAATGGCCCATTTGCTGATAAAAACAAGTTTGACGGAAGACCCAAGTTGGGTCTACCATCATTTGTAAAATAGTATTATAATGGAGCCATATGTTACAAAAGATAGGGTTTGCACCTGGAATCAATAAACAAATAACACCAACTGGAGCAGAAGGTCAATGGACTGACTGTGATAACGTTCGTTTTAGATATGGCACACCTGAAAAAATAGGTGGTTGGAAACAATTAGGTGATGATGCACTTACTGGTGCAGGACGTGGTCTTCATCATTTTGTAAATAGTTTAGCTAGAAAATACGCAATCATTGGCACAAATAGAATTTTATACGCATACTCAGGTGGTGTGTTTTATGACATACATCCTATTAAAACTACAACAACGCTTACAAATGCATTTAGCACGACTAATGGATCACCAACTGTTACAATAACTTTTAGTAGTGATCATAATATATCTGCACAAGACATAGTTTTATTAGATAATTTTAGTTCTATAACAAACTCTAATTATACAGCATCTGATTTTGACGATAAAAAATTTATGGTAACAAGTGTGCCATCAAGCACAACTATTACTATTACAATGCCAGGTAATGAATCTGGATCTGGTGCAAGTGAATCAGGTGGCATTAGAGTACAACATTATTACCCTGTAGGACCTGCTGTACAAGCCCAAGGTTTTGGTTGGTCACTTGGATCATGGGGTGGTGAAGTAGCAGGTGAGCCTACAACAACTTTAACAAATGGTATTAATGACGCTGTAACTACTGGTATTATCTTAGGAGATGTATCACAATTTCCAGATTCAGGTACGAACTTTATAAAAATAGACAATGAAGAAATATCTTACACAGGAATATCTGGTAATGAACTTACCGGTGTAACTAGAGAGGTTAGAGGTACAACAGCTGCAGCTCACAGTGGTGGAGCAACTGTAACCAGCACAACAAACTTTGTAGCATGGGGTGAGGCAGCATCAGGAGATTTAGTATTAGAACCTGGTATGTGGTCATTAGATAATTTTGGTGATAAAGCTATTTGTTTAATTCATGACAGTGCTGTATTTCAATGGGATTCTGCAGCTACAAATGCAACAGATACAAGAGCTACGATTATACCTAATGCACCAACAGCATCACGACATATGTTAGTATCAGCTCAACTTCATTTGGTATTTTTTGGAACCGAACAAACTATTGGAACACCTAGCTCACAGGATGACATGCTTATTAGATTTTCAGATTCAGAGGATATAGAAAATTACACACAATCAGCATTGACTTCAGCTGGTCAACAAAGAATAGGTGATGGATCACAAATAAGAGGCGCTATTAGAGGTCGTGATGCAATTCTTGTTTGGACTGATACGGCATTATTTACACAACGTTTTATTGGTCAACCCTTAACTTTTGCATTTACACAAGTAGGAACTAACTGTGGACTTGTTGGACAAAATGCATGTGTTGAAGTTGATGGTTCTGCATATTGGATGTCAGAAAATGGTTTTTTTAGATACGCAGGTAAACTAGAATCACTACCTTGTTTAGTAGAAGATCATGTTTACGACAACATAAATTTAGAGTCTGGTAATCAAATGGTGTCCGCAGGATTAAATAATTTGTTTGGTGAAGTTATGTGGTTTTATCCAACAACAGGATCTAGTGTTGTAAATAAAATGGTAGCTTATAATTATTTTGATTCATCAAGAGAAAGACCTGTATGGACTGTAGGCACACTAGCTAGAACCATGTGGCAAGATTCTGCGGTATTTGGTAAACCACATGCATTAGAATATACTGCGGGTAATGATTCATCTTTTGATGTTGTAGGTAACACCGAGGGCAGAACAATATACTATCAACACGAAACCGGAACAGATCAAGTTCAAGGTGGTGCAACAACAACAATTGTTGCAAGCATTGAATCAGGTGATTTTGATATTAGTCAAAGAATAGCTAGAGGACAAATGACAGGCATGGCTGATCTTAGAGGAGATGGAGAGTTTTTAATGAAGATAAGAAGATTTATTCCTGATTTTATATCTCAAACAGGTAATACACAAGTTACATTATTACTAAGAGATTTTCCTAATGATACACAAGCAAGTTCTTCATTAGGACCTTTTACAGTATCGTCATCTACTAAAAAAGTAGATACACGTGCTAGAGCTAGAGCTATTGCATTAAAAATAGCAAACACAGCATCTAGTCAAAGTTGGAAACTAGGAACATTTAGATTAGATATACAACCGGATGGACGTAGATAATGGCAAAGATAGCACAAGTTATAACTAGACCTGCACCAGAATATGATTTACAAACAGCAGAAGCACAAGTAAGAGATCTTGATGCTATTGTAGAAAAATTAAACTCAACATTTCAAGAAGATTTAAAAGAAGAGGTAGAAGCATTTAACTTTTTTATTAACTAATGGCTAATTTATTTCAATTTGTAGGAACAGATAATAGCACATCAGGAAGTGCTATTAATCCTTTTGGTTCAGGTAATCCTTTAGTAAACGAAACATATATAATTAAATCTATATTGGTTACATCAGAGGGCACACCAACGGTAACAGTTACAAATAACAGTATTACAGCTATAAAATCAGCAGCTTTGACTGCTAATACTACAACAGAATTATTAACTCAACCTTTGGTGGTTGAAGGTGGTAATACCCTAACTGTGCAATCAAGTAATACAAATTCATTTGATATAGCGGTTAGCTATTTAAACATTAAAAAGGAGACAACAGCGTAATGAAAGACATACCAATAATAGAACCAAAAGAAATTATAACAACAATAACAAATATAAAGACAGGCGAACAATATAAGGATGATAATGATTGGAAATCAAAGGGAATTCCAGAGTCTGACATAAGAAAAGATATAAGAGTTATTATGCCAAGTCTTGATTTATTTGGAGAAACAAATTAGAATAGAACAATGGCCATTGATAAATCAATAGATTACGTAGCACAAGATGGAGTTAAAAATTACATTAAAAACTCTCAATCTGTAACTGCACCAAAAGAATTTAAAGCTAGAAAAAATGCACCGGCAACAAAACTAGCATACATCACAGCTGAGGAAGCTAAGATGTTGAAGAAAATGAAAAAAGGTACACCGCACAAAGGACCAAAAGGTATACCTAGTTATGACTCTTTTGATGCAGATGGTAATTTTACGTCTGGTGCTGCGATGAGTGCTATGGAAACAGGTAGTCAATCTGCTGCAGATAGAAAAGAAGTTCAAGCAAGTAATTATGGAGGGCCACAAGGTTTTGCCCCAGGAGCTAAGACTCAAGCAGAACAAGATTTAAGATCATCAATTATTGCTGCAGGAGCAGGTCAAAGAGTTAATCCAGGTTTTTTTGATAGTAGAAACACAGTAAGTCCTTTTGAATTAGCAAGAGCTAGAGCATTTAATCCAACTGCGTTTAGAAAAAGTCGTGGTAGTGGTATTTTAAGCTTTATTAAAAGTGGTGGGTTATTAGGAAATTTAGTAAGAGGTATTGGACAAAGATTAGGTTTAGGTAAAAGATTTAATGAACCAACTTATGACATGAGTCAGTTTAATAATTTAGGTTTGTTAACAGACAGAGTTAATCCTGTATTTGATGATGGTAGTAATGAAGATTTATTATCATTAATTGGAACTGGTGGTATTACGGATGTAGATTTAGGAAATCCAACTGGAGATCCAAGAATTGTTCCAGAAGAACAAGGTTTGGAAGGTGATGGTAGTTTTAAAATATCTTCTAGTCCTTTAAGTTTAAGTGACACTGAACTTCAAAACAGAATAAATATTGCAAATCAATTTGAGTTACCTATTGATTATTCTGATTCTGATCTTAGAGCTAGAACAATAAGAGCAATGACACAACCTGGAGTTTTAGCTACGTTAGGATCTAATAATATTGGAACTGTAACTGCATATGATCCTTATAAAGAAATGTATTCATCTTCACCAAATAATCTTAGTAGTGATGTTAGTCCTGAATTTAAAAATATGATTACGCAAGTAGGAATGAATGAAACACAAAAAAAGAAAATAGATAGTGCTGCTAATATGTATAGTAAGGTAAATCCAGGTGAAAAATTAGATGCAACAACACAAAAAGAAATTTTTGATAATGTTAAAAAATTTGACACAGAGGCTAAAGAAGGTTTGTTTGGAACTAGTGTTGGAGCGGAAGAAGCTGATCCATTAACTGAACAAGAATACAAAGATTATTTAATATCACAAGGTTATATTTAGGATAAATTATGGTAAAAATTCTTAAAAAAGCTTTTAAAAAAGTCACTAAACCTTTTACAAAAGTGGCTAAAAAAATAGTTCCAAAAGAGATAGCAGGTATTATGAGAGCAGCTGCACCTTTCTTACCAGCAGGGTATAGAGAAGCAGCATACCTATTAGGTACCGCAAAACAAACCGGTAGAATAAGTCCTATGGATTTAGCGTTAACCGCAGCTCCTACATTTTTTACTAAAACAACTACAGGACAAAATTTAGCTAGAGGCATTGGTAATTTTAAATTACCAGGCATGGAGAGAGATTTAAGAACACTTGCTATTGGTTCACCAAGAGAAGTAAATTTTACAGAATTTCAAGGACCACAAAGAATCGTTGACTCTATTGATCCAGGTATTACAACAAAAGCTGGTTTAGGTGGGCAAAACATAGTTACAGAAGCAACACAAGGTATATTTGGTAGAGGTGGTGATTATAATTTATTAAAAGGATCTGTATTAGCAAAACCGGATGGCACCATAAGTCCAATTAAAGCAGGCTCTTTTGGTGTTGGTGTATTATCTTTAATATCATCCGCTAAAACACCACAAGAGGCAGGAGAAAATCTGGTGGCACAGACAGGAAACTCTGATGATTATGAGAGAGGTAAATTATTATTCTCACAACTAACACCAGAGTTATTTGCAGTGCCAGAAAGATTTAGACTACCCGCTAAAGGTGGTGGTTTGATGAGAACTAACTTTGCAATGGGTAGTGATGATGATCCAAAACCATTACCAGAGGACCCAACAAAACCTATAAATCCTTTTGGACCAAAACCAATTAAACCATTGGGTGACATGAAGATGGCTGATATTAGTTATTCTAGAAA